CCTCCATCTTCTTCCTGCAACAACAACCTTAAATCTGCTTGGGTCGTCACTAACTTCTTTTTGAACATCACTTAGAGGCATTGTTTTTTCCATTTACATAAAGTCCAAACCAAGCTGCACCTGCACCAATCATTGTGCTAGTAAATGCTGCTTGAGCATTGTTTGGATCTGGTAAATCCATAAACCAAGTTATAACCAAATAGAAACATATCATGTATGTTAGTATAAGCATCCTTGGTATTACTCTCCAAGCGTCTAATTGTTCTGGGGTTAGTTTCATATTACTTGCCGTATTTCTTTTTGCCTTTTTTCTTCTTAGCCATTTTATACTCCTATTCCACTTTTTACCATACTCATAACTAAACTTGCAACTAAAAGTCCAAGCACCCACCATATTCTATTGTCAATCTTTTCAATCTGTTTAGATTGTTTTTCCATATCTCTTTCGATGTGGTAAAGATGATTAGTCTTTATAGTATTGATGTCTTGTTTAATGTTTTGAATGTCTGCAATATTCTTGTCTGTGACTTCCATCCATTCTTTACATTTTTCTTTTGTTGCACTCATTATTAATCACTCCATGGTAGTATTTGATCAGCTTCTTCGTCCAATGGTGTATCTGTTTGATTAAGAATATTTTTACCTAGCCAAATTTGCATAGTTACATTATTCTTTTCAATTGCGTTTCGCCATTGTGCTCTTCTCAATGCAACTTTACCAAGCGTCTTGCCTGTTGCAATTACATCCTTATAGTTCCTATTTAATGTATCTACACTCACGCCCAAAATGTAAGCCATTTCTTTGACTGTGCATTGCACTTCACAAAGCTTCTTAAGTATTTCTACATCAACTTCTTTTCGTGGTGCACCTTTCTTTGGTGCTGCTTTTTCCTGTTTGTCCTCAGTGTTGTCCGCATTTTCAATCATGGTAGATCTCCTTTATTAGTTTACACTGGTCCACAAGTAGACTGAAGCATTGTAATACATAATATTATTATTATCTGAATTAATTACAAGCATTCCATCAAAGTTATCTGATCCTGTTGAATCAAGTCCTATCCCTATCTTGCCTGTTGTTCCGCTTGGGCCAACTGCTGTGCATGTAAATACCACATTCTGATATGTTCCGCCGCCGCCAATGGTTGCACCCATGGCTGACCATTGTGCATTAGTTACATCACCTACATCTTTAATTTTATATGTGTCTCCAACTATGGCATATTCTGGACTATATTCAACTAATGCGTCTGCTTCTGCATTAGTTATTATTGGAATTAAAGGTGGAACTCCAAATTTAATTGTTGCTGGTGCTATGTCATCTGAGTAACTGTCAGTAATTGTAAAATGATTTGTATCTAAGTCTTGTGACATTGGTGTTTGCACACCGCCAACTCTTAGTATATTGTTTGCATCATCTCTAACATAGATACTAAAATCATGTGTGTTGATTGCAATTTCACCTTCAGCTAAATCACTTGTTGTTGGAACGCCTGCTGTGTGTCTACGTTTTGGTTTAATTATCTGGCTCACCAAGGACACTCCTCTGTTAATGTTAATGCGATAAAATCTGGCACTGTGAAAGTTGTTAGACCTTCAGCCTTTTGAATTGCGTATTGATCACGCATTAGTTGTAATACCAACATTACATAATCTTTATGCTCACCAGTTAAGGCTGCATTTCTTTGTGTGTCAGCATCTACATAATTAAATATTGCTGCTTGACATTCTGTTTGTAAACTCATAATGTTCTCCTTATCCTACGTCAATAATACTGTTAGTTGCTAATTGAACTTGTTGAATATCTATTTCTTCACCAGTCCAAGCTCCTGTTGAACTTGCTTGTATCAAACAACCACTTTGAACAAAACTCTATGTTTGTATTCTGAAACTTTCAATTGGCTGAGCACTACCTAAATCAATAGCTAGATAATCTGTATTGCTTGTTCCTGATAAGTTCCACCAGCTATCGCCAGTTGCATTATTGAATGCCTTCCATGCTTCATAAGTTCCATAGTGATAACTTTCTGATGCAACAAATGGTGTTGGTGCTGAGTTTGATGTCATTGCACTTGTTGGCCATTTAGTTCCACCTTGATTTGGATCTGTATACAGTCCAAATTCTTTAATTAATGTTCCATTACCAAGTGTAGCATTAAACAATAAACGGAAGTATCTGTAATTAAACGTATAATCATAACTTACCAAACTCTTTGTAACTGTCTCAGATTGTAAGTCACCAAAGTCTTGAACCTTCACTCTTATTTCATGTGTGCCAGTAGCTGGCACTGTAAATGTTAGTGTTCCATCTAAATTATCTGTAACCGCACTATTGGCTACAACTTTTGTAGTTCCTGTGTAAACTTCTACGTAGTATGCAGGGTCATCATATGTAGCATGATTTGAAATTGTTAATGTGTATGTTTGTGTTGCGTATGCATCCATGTTACCAGTTAATGTTGGATTAACACTTAGTCCTAAGTTAGTGTTTTGCCATTCACCGGCTGTTGAATTATACATAAGTAGATCATTGTTCTGAATGTTTGAAATATCAACATCAGTTAATCCACTTAGTGTTGAACTGCCGCCACCACTGTTTGTTACCCAGTCATAGTCTGTTCCATCCCAACTTAACACTTGGTTAGTTGTTGCAGTTGACGTGTTTAAGTGTGCATCAACATCAGTGTTAACTCTGCTTTCAAAATCAACTGGTTTATACCAACCGTTTCCGTTGTTGTCTGGGTCAAAAACTAATACAGCACCTGCAACATTTAATGCACTATTGTTATCTACATTGTCTAGATCTTGTGTTCCATTTGAATCAAAACTTATGGTTCCATTACCATCTGTTCTTAGGATTTGATTTGCTGTTCCGTCTGTAGTTGGGAACTTGTATTCTTCAAAGAACCTTATAGTTCCATCTTCAACTCTTAATGCTTCAGATATGTTATTACTACTATCACTAACCATAAGTTTAAACTTTTGAGTGTTTAAATGATAAGGTCTGTATGCATAATTTGAACTATAGTCACCAAATACACTTGTAGTAAAGTGATCTTCAGCACCAAATATTCTTTGACGCATTGTAACATTACCGCCATTACTAAGGTCTCCCCAGTCTTTGGAGTAGTAGAATCCGTAATCACCCGTTAAAGCATTTGTATGATTATGATTACCTTCTGGGTCCATCATAAACACAAGTTTATCTAAATCATAATTTGGATCATTTTGTCCAAGTAGGGCAACTGCTTTACCGCTGCTGTCTTCTAATGTAAGTTGTGGTTTGCTCCATAAACTATTGTCTGTTTTAATATTAACAACAGCATCATCTGGTGCACTTGCAGTTCCTTCAATTAATAAATGATCACCGTCATAAGTTAAATCACTTTGACCGTTAAGTGTATTAGCAGTAGCTGAACCTGTGATAAGTCTGTTAGCATCATTGCCAATGATGTTAGTTGATCCACCACCACCACCTGATTGTGTAACCCAATCATAATCTGATCCTGTCCAACTTAATACTTGATTGGTTAATGCTGTTGACGTGTTTAAGTGATTGTCTACATCATCGTTTTCATATGGATAATCAAAATACAATTGTCCACTACCGTCTGTAAGTAATACTTGTCCAGTGTTGCCATCACTGGTTGGGAATACATAACTATTATGGAAGCTAATAGTGTTAGCTTCAAAATCTAAATTAGTTGGCCACACATTTGGTTGTTGCGAAGCAGTGTAAGAACTAAATCTGTTTTTCTGTCCTTTGAAAGGTCTCATATCAATTGCTATACCTGTTCCACTTGAACCACTGGCATCACAAACAAATTCTGTGCCTACATTGTTGTCTGCTGAACCAACTGCTGTAAAGTCTGTGTTTCCAACAGTAAAGATCTTATACTTAACACCAATTATAAATCCGTCACTTGCTTTTTCAAAGCCAATGTCGTCTGCACCTTTCATACCAAATGTTGAAAAGTGTGAACCAGTGTCCCAA